TTACTGAAAGAAAGGTATGGCGTGGACATTGGCTAAACGATTGAAGAGCGTGTTTACTGACGATATGGACCACTGCTTCTTCACTGGATATCCTTATCCACACATACACCATATCTTTTGTGGCAGCAGAAGAAAGATATCTGAGAGATACGGATTTGTGATTCCCCTTGCACCGTATCTCCATGAATTTCAAAAGGGGAGCGTACATGACAATCCGAATCATGGACTGGACTTGGAGCTTAAGCAGATGGCTCAACGATATTTCGAAGAGCATATAGGCAGCAGAGAAGAGTTCAGAGAGGTATTCGGAAAGTCTTGGCTATAACCGGTATTAACCTAGCGGATAAGGTTGATATATAAACTCCTAATGGCTGACTGAAACAGTATGTCACAATCCTTAATCAGAGCCATGATGATTCATCTCCTCGGCTTGTCCGGGGAGAGAAAGGAGAACAATGCAGACTTACGATATTGACATATTAGATTACATCAGAACCGGACATGACAGAGCAATTACAAGAGCCGAGCTGTCTGATCTGACCGGAATAGACGATAGAACAATTAGAGACATGATCCATTATGCAAGACGAGATATACCAATTCTCAACATGCAAGATGGAAGAGGGTACTTCGTTCCAGACATGAACATCTTAGAAGAGAGAATGATGCTGATGAAGTACATCAGACAAGAAGAAAGCCGGCTGAAGAGTATCGGCTGGGCACTAAAAACAGCAAGGCGAACAGCCAAGAATTGCAACATGGAGGTAGACACAGATGAACTCAAACCGAAAAGGGAAAGAGGGAGAAAGAGAGTTAGCAAATCTGCTTAAAGACAGATACGGATATGATTGCCGGAGAGGGCAGCAGTTCTGTGGATCCAATGGAGATGCGGATGTAGTCGGTCTTCCTGGCATCCATATTGAGTGCAAGAGGGTAGAGAAGCTTAACATCTATGAAGCTGTGAAACAGTCCATAAACAATGCGAGAGAGGGCGAAATGCCTACGGTAATGCATCGGAAGAATCACAAGGATTGGCTGGTCACAATGACAATGGAAGATTGGATGAAATTATATGAAAGGCGATTACATAAAGATTAATCGGTCACTTCTCGAGTGGGGGTGGTACAAAGACAAAAACACTTCCAGATTGTTCATACACATGCTTTTAAAAGCGAACTGGAAGGACGGATTTTTCTTAGGAATTGAGATAAAAAGGGGGTCATTCGTATCTTCTTTAGCCAAATTATCTGAAGAAACCAACCTTTCAGTTAGAGAGATAAGAACAGCAATAAAACACCTAGAATCGACAGGCGAAGTGACAAGCAAAAAATATAACAAATTCAGCGTATTTACGGTAAATAATTACTGTTCGTATCAATCGAGTGACACGCAAAGTGACAAGCAACTGACAAGCAACCGACAAGCAAGTGACAAGCAAGTGACAACAATAGAAGAAGGGAAGAAAGGAAGAAAGAAAGAATATATAGATACTAACGTATCTATAAAGCAGCATAGCATTCAATCCATCATCGATGCATGGAATCAGCTAGAGCCTTACGGAATCAAAATGATTTACCGCATCAACCAGGGTTCTAAGAGATGCACTTCACTGATTGCCTTACTTGAGCAATTCGGAGAAGAGAAAGTGATACAAGCTGTTGATAAGGTCAAACAGAGTGAATTCCTTCAGGGAAAGACAGATACAAGGTTCTCACTGAACTTCGATTGGTTCATCAATCCGGACAACTTTGCTAAGATCCTTGAGGGAAAGTACGATGAGAAGTTCAAGAAGCAGATGAAGAACAATAACAACTTTGAGCGAAGACAGTATGACATGGATGATTTGGAGAGCAAGCTACTTGGAAGGTGATTAAGAATGGCAGAGATAAAAAGTGGCTGGGCGGTATGTTCAGTCTGCGGAAAAGAATTTGAGATAGTCGGCAACCGGAAGAAGTGTTGTAGCAAGGCTTGCGGAGAAGAAAGAAGCCGGAGACAGTGCTGCGAGAGAGGAAAGGCAAGATACAGAGCCTTGAGTCCTGAACAGAAAAAGGAACTGGCAATGAAACGAAAGCAAGCCAAACCGAAGAAAGTAAAAGGCGCAAAAGAACCGAAGTATCGAAGCGAATTAGTAAGAGTCGCAGCTGAAGCAAAGCAGCATGGTATGAGCTACGGAGAGTACGTTGCAACCGGTGGAAGGAGAAACAATGGGTAAGACACTTGATGTAGAAGAATTTCTTTCGTGGCTGAATGAAGCCGAGGAAGAACTAAAGGGAGAAAGAGCGGATGAGCTGAACCCTGATCGCAAGGATGAAGGAATCCTACTGGCAACCGAGAATGTCAGAAAGTATGTCGAGAAGATGTGTAAGATTGATGATGCCGATGAGGATTGTAGATGGATTCCAGTAACGGAAAGACTCCCGGAAGATGAAAGTGATGTCCTTACAACAATCGCATCCAAGAGCGGTAACGGATACAGAGAATACAGCGTTGGATGTTATATCAAGGTATTTGATGAGGATGAGGAAAAGCACTGGCTTGACAGACAGTATGGATACCTTGAGTGGGATAGATATTCAAATGGACACGGTGGATGCTCACTGTACAGAGTTACAGCATGGATGCCGATTCCGAATCTGTACAAGGGATAAAGACCATGAACAGACAAGAGAAAGAGGATCAGGCGCAGATTGAGTACCTGAGACGATGGAAAGAGAAGAAACAGAAGAGAAAGAATCTGTCAGAAAAACTGAGAAAGAGAGGCACGAAATGAAATATAAAGTCGGAGACAAGGTAAAGGTTAGAAGTAGATTAAAAATATCGGTGATGTATGGCGGTTTATACCCAATTGATGAAATGACAAATAAAAAGATTGTAACGATTACATCTGTGCATGATGGTTACTACAAAGTTGTAGAAGATGACTATATGTGGACAGACGGAATGCTTGAAGGATTAGTTGAGGACGAACTGACAGCAGAAGAAGCAATTAGAATTCAAGCTGAGATGTGTAGTGTGCCTTGTAGAAAATGTCCAATCGGTAAAGAAAGAGGTGCTTATGAGTGCAGAACTTTCAGGGCGGAACATCCTGACGAAGTACTTGAAATCCTCAAACAGCGGAAGAAAGAGCATGAGAAGAAAGAGGCTGAAGTGGAAAGCAAGTTATATTGCCGAATTATTGATGGCGGCGATGGCTCAACCGTTCGCTCAGAAGCACTTCAGGATGGAATCAACCTGAACGATGAAATAAAAGAGATACTTGCAAAGTACTGCTCGGAGCATGTGGGTGATTACTTTGCGGTATGTGAGAATAGATGGATGGTGAAGCAATGATGAACATAGGAGAAAAGATAGATTACATGATTCAGTGTTTGAAAGTCGCAAAAGCTGAGTATGAGTACATGGCTGATTACGTTGCAAATGAACCGACTGAAAGACAAGAGTTGTGGAAGTTCCTTGATACACACAGAAGTCCAAACAAAGCATTGATTAGGGAAAACTTGAAGAATGTGGCAAGAATGGGGTTCCAGCTTGCGAATGAGGTGTAATAGAGTTATGGGACAATGGAATAAAAATACAGTGCCTAAATGCAAGGAAAGACAGTACTCTGACGAAGTGCTTGCGACTGTGAAAAAAGGACGATGCAGTACAGTCTTGAAAGCAATATATATACCATACCACCATGTAACTTCCGAAGACTCTGGATGGTGCACGGAAGACGGAATACCGGATAATTGGGAATACATCGAAGAGGAAGATGATTTTTGGATTCCAGAAGGATGGTATGAAGTGCGCGATAACTGTCGTGATGCCAGATATTTCGAAATTGACGGAAAAGTAACAGCATGGATGAAGCTTCCAAAACCTTACGAACCGAGAGTCAAACAGTTGGTAAACGAGGTGAAGTGATGATGACGGTAAGAGAAGAACAGATACTTTGCAAACTGCATGAATTTATCGATGCAAACGATATTAATTGTGCAGAAGATGTGACGCAGCGAGATAGCATAAGTGAACAGTGTGTAGATCTTGTAGCAGAGTTGGTTGATACGCTTTGCTATAAATAACATTAAATTACAGAAAGGAGTTGGAGCTCCGGCCGGGCAAAGATATATCGGCTCCTTTCGAGAAGATGAAAACAGGAGTAAGTAAAGTATACACAGATAGACCGGATTATGCAGACTTTGATTCTCCGGCGAAATTTGAAGCAATTAAGAGTATTATCGCAAAAAGATTGAGGGAACATCCTAATGCTATTTGTTCCTACTCTGGCGGTGCTGATAGTGACATTATGATTGACCTGATTGAAAGGACGAGACGGATATTTGAACTTCCACCAATCAAATATGTGTTTTTCAACACTGGATTGGAGATGAAAGCAACGAAAGACCATGTGAAATATGTTGCTGAGAAATATGGTGTCGAGATTGAAGAAGTAAGACCGAAAATCAACATCGTGCAATCCACAAGAAAATATGGAATTCCGTTCGTATCAAAGATTATGTCTGGAGGATTATCTGATTGGCAGAAAAAAGGAGTTCCGCTGTCTATTGCTCAAGAGTATGACCAGGCAGAGGATAAAGAAGCAAAGAGAAAAGAGCTGAAAGAAAGATATCCGAAGTGTGAGAGCTTAATCAACTTTCTTTGTTGCTGTAATTCTAAAGGAGAACCAAGACCGAACATTCAGCTGGTAATTAATTCATCAAAATACATGCGTGATTTCATTGAGGAATGCCCACCGGATTTTATGATAAGTGCGAAATGTTGTGACTACTGCAAAAAGCAGATTGCCCATAAAGTTCAGAAATCATACGACATGGTAATAACTGGAGAGCGAAGAGATGAGGGTGGAATGAGATCAGTTCCTAGAAAAGATAACACAGCATTGTGCTTCACCGAGACTGCAAGCGGACAGTATCGTTTAAGACCGCTCTACTATGTATCAGACAAGGATAAGGAATGGTACAAAAACTACTACGGAATCAAGTATTCCGATGCTTATGAGGTATACGGACTGACAAGAACAGGATGTTGTGGTTGCCCTATATCATACAAAGCTGTAGATGATTTGGAGAAAATAAGACCTTATGAGCCGAATGTCGTTAAAGCAGCATGGAACATTTTCGGTAAAAGCTATGAGTACAGAAAGAAATACAACGAGTATAAGAAGCAAAGGATGGAAGAGGAAAAGTCTGGTGTAGGACACATTAAAGGACAGATGAGCATTGAAGACTTTCTTGAAAGCGAAATGAATTAACGATACACAGGAACAATTGAGATTTGCATAGGTGAGAAAAAATGAGAATTGAATTAAAAGAGATAGACAAAGACACATTGAAAGTTGGAGATTGGGTCGGGATTGCAAGAGAAGTAAGCTACGGATGGGGTTTATCATTCCGGCATAAACTGATTTTTCCGGCACAAATTACAAGAATCACTCCAAAGCGAACCAAATTCTTTACGGATAAGTTTGGAGAACATGACAAAAGAGAAGTATTTTATGAGTGTGATAGTGAAGCTGCGAGAGAAACTTTTCTTGCTAAGACATTTAGAGATATTCAGGACGGAATATTTGAGTTAACTGAATCGAAAAGAAAAGATCGCATTGGGAAAATCAGTGATGAAGATCTTCCGGAAGTAGCTAGACACATGAAAGCAATTACAGAGATTTTGAAGAAATACAAGGAGTAGCAATGTTTGAAGAATTATATAAATTCATATCCAGATTGCATTACGGGATAAAGTTCATGCCGGAAAAGGATTTTGACGAGCTTTTATCTCGGTGCGACTGGGAGCAAAAGATGTATGCATTGTGCTTTAGATATTTGTAAACGTGGAGAAAAATCATGAAAGCACCTTGACAATTGAATATTGATGGTTGGGATGGTATAATTTCTGTATAGAAATATACAGGGAGGAAATGCCAATGGCAAACATATATTTTAATGATGCAGATTTCCCGGATATGAAAAATGAATATGTACTATGGGTAGATATCATGGGAACAAAAAGTTGCATGGGAAGTTCGGTGAGAACCAGCTCGATTTTTATTTGTAAATTGCATGCAGCAATTATTGAAGCAAAAACGGCGAGTATATCAGTATATCCTATGATGGATGGAGCTTATATAGTTTCTGAAAGTGAAGATGCAATGAAGAAGTTTATTAACAAGTTGTTTTATTCACTAAGTGATGTACTTATAAATGAAAACGTAGATTACCATAAATTTTTAATCAAGGGAGCGATTGCATACGGACCAGTGATTCACGGAAAAGATATACCACGTTCATGCTCTGCATCTTTTACAAAGGATCAAGATTATGTAGATAATATTTTATTAGGTTTACCAATGATTCAAGCGAGCAAGGGAGAAAAAATGGCACCTCCGTTTGGAATTTACTGTGACGAGTCAGTACGGATTGCGAGTAAAGAATTTGCGCATCGTTGGTACAAGTGGTTTTCACCGTCAAAAGGTAAGTCGGTTAAAAGTGCCATAAAAAAATACTTTGAATACTCAAAAGCACATTATTATGAGATTGATTATCCATTAGAAAAAATAAATGAACACATGGAAAAGGCAGAACAATATTTTTCATAATTTCCTACCAACCATCAATATTCGGTGGTTGGTATTTTTTTACGCTTTTTTAAGGAGAAAGGAACGAATTATGAAATTAACAGGAATAGCAAGAGAAGATTTAGAAGCGAAAGGTTTGGTGTTACCAAATAAACTTGAACTTGAATGCAGAGGAACAGCAATTCCGGACATTTATGCGAGTATAATCGGCAGAAAGAATGTTGATACCGGAGAATTCAAATCATTCTTCAAGGTTGATGCTAAGAAAGGCAATACAGCGGAATTTGACAGATTCCGGGAGAACGTCACACTGTTGGAAAAAGAGCATGAGGTCTTCGATATGGAAACTTTCGAAGAAGGGCATGTAATTGACTACTATGTGCCGTATGACATCCAAGAAAGCAGTAAAAACAAACCGACGGTGACGGACGAATTCCCGGAAAATGCTTATCTGACAGAAGGATATTACGAGTGCGAATATGAGCTACTTCTGACTTGCGGAGAGGCAACTAGAAGACTTGTAATTCCGCAGAGAACAGTCAATGTTCCGATGATTTCATTACTGTCAAACATCGAAGATGAAATCAGAGATATTCTCGATGGATTTCCAGACGAGGACAATGATTTCGCCAATGTTTTGGAGTTAGTGGACGAGCATTATGAAATTAAGATGTTTGATGATTTTGGAATTCCGGTAAATATTGAAATTAACCATGCAGATGATTTCGTGAATATGATTGTTTCAGCTAGACAGATTAAGTGCGAATTCAAATATGGAGAGGAACAGTAAATGGGATGCAAGAATTATTGCTTGTATGGACAGAATGCGTGCTGTCTGGAATGTCAGATAAAAGACCAATGCAATATTCAGTGCGATGATATAGACAGCTACGAATATGCGGTAGAGTGCCCGGATTATGTAAAGGAGAATGAAGATGAAAATTGTAAAAGGTAAAGAACAGGAATATAAAGACTGGTATGAAAAAAACAGTGATCCATACGGTAGAGCGTGTTTCACATATGCTGAAAGATGGGCTGGAATGATGGAAGAGAAGATAGAAGCATCAGAAGAAGACGAAATGAAAGTTATTGTTGATAATGCAAAGCAGCTGAGCTATGAAGCGGATAAAGAGGGAATCACAGGATTTATGTATGGAGCAGCTGTCAGCATTCTTTCTCAATGTTGGGAATACGGAGAATTTCTAAGAAAGTGGCACAACAAGGAATATGAATATGACGGTGACGGCGTTGTAAATCCGGCGGTCATAACTGTTGGTTGAAAAGGAAAGAAAAGATGCGAAAAGAATCACTGATTCATAAAATCCTGAGGAAACTCGGATTCATCAAGGATATTGAGGATGATAGGAAATTGAAAATGGAGATGTGCAAAAGAGCAATAAAGGCAAATGTATGTCCTGAGGATTGCGACATTTGTGCATGGGACGTGAAAGGAGGGATTGATTACAATGGTTATATTACGACCGGTAGGAACAACAGGAAACCGTCTGAAGTATCTAAGA